ATTGAAGTTACTTTGGAGGAACTATGAAGACACCACACAAACACGCCGAAATGATAAAGGCTTGGGCTGACGGAGCCAAGATTCAGTTTAGATTTAACGAGCATATCCCTTGGCAAGATGCTAGATGTCTTGGTTGGTGGGATAAGGATTGTGAATACCGCATCAAGCCAGAGCCAAAACCTGATTACACAGATACAACATCTGTTTACAGAAACCTAAATTACAGATTTGAAAACGAGCGTTTAAAAAACACATATGCCCTTGGCTTTGCGCCTGATTACGTTGGCGAGTTAAAACTCACCTTCGATGGTGAGACAGGAAACCTTAAATCAGCGGAGGTTCTATGATTGAAATGATTATCGTAGGTAGCACAGGTATTGGCTACGCTGTTGTAGGTACACTACAGGCTCTCAAAGGTGAGTACTCCAATGGTATGATCTGGATTGGCTATGCCTTTGCACAGATTGGTTTATTCTTGAACTTAAAGTGAGGTTACAAATGAGTGAAGAAATGATTACGATTTCAAAAAAACAATTCGATCAAATGTTTGATGATTCTCTTTTGCTTCAGTGTTTACAAAATGCTGGAGTGGATAACTGGGATTGGTATGGAGAAGCTTACGAAGAGTTTGAACGCCTCAATAAGGAAGACGAGTGAAACGAATCGCTCTTGATATTGAAACAACGATGGATCACCAAACGATTCACCTCTGTGTTACACAAGATGTAGACAGCGGAGAAGTTCGTACTTGGAAGACTCCTGACGGCTTATGGGGTTACCTAAAACAGGCTGATCTCATAATTGCCCATAACGGTATCAGTTTTGACTTTCCGATCTTAAACAAGCTCTGGAAGACCAAGATTGGATTGAAGCAAGCGTACGACACACTCGTAGTGTCAAGGCTGCTAGAGCCAACGAGGGAGAACGGACACTCTCTGGACGCATGGGGAAAAGAGCTAGGAGTTCAGAAGCTGGACTACAAAGCAACGTGGCGGTGGATGATGAACAGAAGGGAAGAGTATGATGGAGAGTGCTTTGATAATCCTGTTGAAGGACTCCTTGAGTTTTACTGTAGACGTGATGTTGCCGTTCTTTCTCGCTTGTTTAATCATGTTGGGGATCGTCTTGACAGTCAGGGTTTCTCTTTGGATTGCGTTCAGCTAGAACACCAAGTAGCAGCTATCATCAAGAAGCAGGAAGATTCAGGTTTTAAATTAGACGTAGTTCACGCTACGTGCCTCTTGTCTGATTTGAAACTCAAGATGGGTGTCATCTACGACAAGATGCAGGAACTCTATCCACCTTATGAGGTTGAGAGGTTCTCAGAGAAGACAGGTAAGCAACTCAAGAGTGAGACCATTACCTTCAACCCTGCGAGCAGACAGCAGATTGCTGAGAAACTCATTGGCTTAGGTTGGAAGCCTACTAAGAAGACCGAGAAGGGTTCAATCATCGTTGATGAAGGTACTCTTATGGGTTTAAAGTATCCTATTGCAGGGCTCCTTGCTGAGTACATGATGCTTCAGAAGCGTATTGCTCAGATTGAATCATGGTTAGAAGTTGTAGGCTCTGATGGGCGTGTACATGGACGTGTGATTACTAATGGAGCTGTAACAGGCCGTATGACGCACATGAAACCTAATATGGCGCAGATTCCTAACTCAGGCTCACCCTATGGTCCTGAATGTCGTCAGTGCTGGACAGTTGAGGAAGGTAACGTCTTAGTTGGATGTGACGCTAGTGGTTTAGAGCTGCGTATGTTGGCTCATTACATGAAGGATGAGAAGTATGTCAAGACAGTCACCGAGGGAAGCTCTAAAGACGGCACGGATGTCCACACGGTTAATCAAAAAGCAGCCGGCTTACAAACACGTGACCAAGCGAAGACATTTTGCTACGCGTGGCTTTACGGGGCAGGGCCAGCGAAGATTGGCTCGATTGTCGGTGGTAGTGCTAAGGATGGACAAAAGCTCATCGATTCCTTTCTTAAAGGGACTCCCGCACTCAAGCGTCTACGTGATAAAGTATCCTTATATGCGTCCAAGGGCTATGTACCGGGGCTTGATGGCCGCAAGATTTGGGTTCGTTCTGAACATGCGGCACTCAATAGCTTACTTCAAGGGGCAGGTGCTATCGTGATGAAGAAGGCATTAGTCATCTTCAATGATAAGATCAAAAGTGCTTCTTGGAATGTACAGATGGTTGCTAATGTCCACGATGAGATACAATTTGAATGTAAGCCTGACATTGCTGAAGAAGCAGGTAAAGCTTGTGTACAATCAATCAGGGAAGCTGGTATAGCGTATAATCTACGTTGTCCCTTAGACGGTGAGTACAAGATTGGAAGGAACTGGCGTGAAACCCATTGATGAACCGAAGAAGAAAGATGATATAACCCAACAGATCCTGTTGAACATAAGTGATGAAAGTTTCTTGATTCACCATTCAGCAGATATGGATATTCTCGATGTATACTTGGTGCTCTCAGCAGCCCTTGATTACATTGAGGATGAAGCAGAAGCTGTCTCTCGTAAAGAAGGTAGCTATCTACAATAACGATTGGTGCGTAGTCGCTCTACGCTAAACTCGGAAGCTGTAACAGCATCGGGATAAACGAGTTGAAAAGCATAGACCTAATGACTCACTTGGAAACAGGTAGAATACTTAGGTAATTCTCGACCAAACATACACACTTGTGTGTTGACAGCTGGAAAGACAGTATTTTAACTAAAGAGGCTACGGCCTAACCTAAAAAAGGAAAGAAGAAAATGTCAGATTTGAAACCAGTGAAGATTAGCGGTGAACTGTTTTGGACGAAGTGGATGGCTGAGTTCAACACAGCATTCAACACAGACAATGACAAGTATGAATGCACCATCGGTAACATCAGCGATGACGATGCGGCTAAGCTCACAAGCTTGGGTATCAAAGTGAAACACAAGGAATCACAAGGTAACTTCATTGTCGCTAAGAGCAAGTACTTGTTCAAGCCTACAGATGACAACCTAAAAGAAGTTGCCATTGAAGCTCTCGGTAACGGCTCTAAGTGCGTAGCTATTGTTGGTTCATACACACACCGTATGTCAGCTAAGCACGGTAACGCTCCATCAGTGAAGACAATCATGGTGACTGAAGTTAAGACTTACGTGCCAGAGGCAGCTACTGCGGACGATGAGGCTCTGTAATGTTCAGTATCTTAAACTCCGTTGTTAAAGCAGCAGTTTCTGTTGTTGAGATCCCTGTAGCAGTTGTTGCTGATGTGGTTACTCTGGGTGGTTCAATGAACGACAAAGACCAACCATACACAGCTACAGCTGTCGAGCATCTCGTTAAAAACGTACAAGATGCAGCAGACCCTCGTAAGTAACGAGCTGCCTCCTAAGCCTCGGCTGGCAATAATCGACGCGGACATTTTGGTGTACAAAGTCGGTTTTGCTTCCGAGGATGTCTCAGAGGAGATTTGTTTAGGCAGAGTGACTAAGTTAGTCAATGAGATTGTTTACCAAGACCTCAAATGTGATGACTACAAAGCGTACATCACTGGTAAGGGTAACTATCGCAATGAACTAGCAGTCACTGAGCCTTACAAAGGTAATCGTAAGGGTGCTAAGAGGCCAAAGCATTATGAAGCTATTCGTAAACATCTCCAGCGCCTAGGTGCAGAACTGGTAGAGGGTTCAGAAGCAGACGATGCAGTGGCTACTGAGGCTACTAAGACAGGTGGGTGGATTGTCTCCATTGACAAAGACCTAGATCAAGTTGCAGGTTGGCATTACAACTTCGTGAAGCATGAGGAATACTACGTTACTGAAGAAGAAGGTCTTCGTAACTTATTCACACAGGTGCTCACAGGGGATCGTACTGACTCAATTCGAGGCGTTAAAGGTATCGGCAAAGTAAAAGCTGGTAAACTATTAGCACCTTGTACGACAGCTTTTGAAATGTGGGAAGTGTGTGTAAAAGCTCATGACTCATACGAAAGAGCCTTGGAAGATGCCCGCTTGTTATATCTTAGACGAACAGAAGGAGAGCCTTTATGGGAGCCGCCTACGAAAGATTCAAAAGCTTTGTCTCACCGGAGCCTTTAACAGGTTGTTGGCTTTGGACAGGAGGGTATACCGGAAACGGCTATCCTATAATGTCTTTAGACGGTAAAGCTAAGCGAGCTAATCGTTTTTCTTATGAGGAACACAAAGGAGAAATTTATGTTGGGAATGTTATTCGACACTTGTGCCATACACCTTCATGTGTTAATCCAGCGCATTTAGAGCAAGGTACGCAGTTTCAGAATGTAGAAGATTCTTTATATTCTGGTCGTTTAAACATCAAGCTTACTGATGAGGATGTCTTGAATATTCTTAAAGAATACAAACCTTACGAAGTTAGCTTAAATCAGTTGGCAGCAAAGTATAGGTGTTCTAAGAGAAATATTCTGGATATTGTCAAAGGTCGTAAGTTTCGCAATTTGTATGAAAAACACATGAAAGGTTTGAATGACAAAACGGCTTACTAAACCAAACGTGCCCTCTAGTTTCTACCTCGTTGGGTGTCAATGGACAGTCAAGTACGTAGAGGATCTTAGCGAGTACGGTAAGTGTGATTGTGCTGTACAAGTGATTTATCTTCGAGCAGGTATGAACAAGAACTTCACTGAACAGACATTCTTCCATGAACTCGTACACGCTATCATGTTCTCTATGGGACATACTAACCATGACGAGATCTTCGTAGATGCCTTCGGTGCTCTGTTACATCAGTATGAGAAAACAAAGTTGTAAGGACAAAACTATGAGTAAAGTCGATACAGGTGGACACGTGTTTGCCACACAATTACACAAGAATTTTGATGGTTTTGCTGTTGATGGAGGGATTACCTTGCGTGATTACTTTGCTGCTAAAGCCATGATGTCTTTGTATCTGTCAGGCTTAGAGTGGGAGCCTACAGGAAAGCCTCGCGATCCAGAGCACATGATTATTCTTGAAGAACTTGCTGTCGATTCTTACCAGTTTGCAGATGCAATGTTAAAGGCTCGTAATGGTAACTCGTAAAGTAATCAGTAAGAAACGTGCTCATGCACTCAAGAATGGTTATCGCTCTGGTCTTGAAGAAGACATTGCGGACACGTTGAGAGCTAAAGGTGTGTCCTTTACTTATGAAGAGACTAAGATCAAGTACATTCAACCAGCTAGTGAGCATCAGTACACAGCGGACTTTGAACTTGAGAATGGGATCATCATTGAAAGTAAAGGCAGGTTTTTAGTGGCTGACAGGAAGAAACATCTTCTCATTAAGCGACAACAACCACACTTGGACATCCGATTTATCTTCTCTAACAGTAAACAGAAGCTCAACAAAGGTTCTCGAACCTCTTATGCTGATTGGTGCAATAAGAATGGGTTTCTTTACTCTGATAAAGAGATTCCGGATTCATGGATAATTGAACGCAGACGAAAGGTAAGCGATGGAACTCGTATTAATCAAGGAGAATGAAGACGGTAGCGCGTCTTATCAGTTTGATATGACTGATGAAGAGCGTGTACAGCTTCTTAGCTTAGGTATCATTACAGCATTGAAAATGGGAATTGAGGAAGGAAAGAAATACGATGAGTCAAGTCAAGCTAGTGTGGGTGACACCGGAAGCGGAACAGAAGATTGCGTATATGGCCCGTGTGTCAAATCCGGCAAATCAGGACAACCCTGCCTCTGCGACCAAGTTACTCAAGTACCTTATTAAGAACAAGCACTGGAGCCCGTTTGAGATGGTTAACGTCTGTATGGAGATTGAAACTACTCGTGATATAGCTCGTCAGATCTTACGTCACCGTAGCTTCTCCTTCCAAGAGTTCTCACAGCGTTACGCAGTCTCTGAGGGGTTCATTCAGAACTCTCAAGCTCGTATGCAAGACACTAAGAACCGTCAGAACAGCCTTTACACTGATGACATCAGTATTCAGAACTGGTTTGAAGGCGCTCAGCGTCGCTTGGTAGAGGAAGCTAAGTTCTTGTACTCAGCAGCATTGGATAAAGGTATCGCTAAAGAGTGTGCTCGTGTATTCCTTCCTGAAGGTTTAACTGTCTCTCGTATGTACATGAACGGCACTCTACGTAGCTGGCTACATTACATTGACATCCGTTGTGATTCCGCAACACAGAAGGAACATCGTGACGTAGCTAACCAATGTCGTGATATTATCTTTGCTGAGTTCCCTTCAATCAAGGATGTACTGAATGGCTAAGCTGATAGTTCACTATAAACCTCCTATGTTCATCCCAGATTGGACTAAGGGGTACAAAGTGTACGTTGTAGATCATCCTCGATTAGGGTGTAGAATGATAGAAACCTCACCAGTGACTAAAGACTACGGTAACGGAATCTTTGAGACACAGTGGGTTGTCTATCACCCTCTAGATGGAGACTTCAATGACACTTGAGCAATATTTCCACACAATCATCAACCAACCACGTATTGTTTATGTAAAGGAAACAACCATGTTTGATAAGACTAAGATGTTCTTCAATGAACAGATTGAGAAACTTAACACACTGCTGACTAAGCCTGTAGCATTCGTAGAAGAAGACCCTAAGCTGCACGATGATGGTTACTGGGCTTTTGAGATGTACACACCTGAGTGGATCAATGAGCACGGTGAGACATTAAAGCCTGTCCATACAGTCCTTGTTGAACCTCATGAAGGTGCTTGGATGGAGGTCTTGGATAATGTCTTAAATGCAATGGAAGCCCACTACGGCTACAACATCAAAGAGCAGGTCTACTACTCAGTTACCTTCCCTTTGAACGATCCTGAATGTGTTGGTTACGGACGCCTCTTAAATGATGAAGTGCTTCAAAAGCTCTTGTTGGCTCATCCTGAGGTCTATGAGGTGAATCCATCATCTTTTGATTGGAAGCCTCTGTAATGCGTATTTTACGTAAAACACTGCTCTATATTGCTCAGGTTTATTTCGGAGTAATTGTCGTTTTAGGGATGATTCTAGGAACATCTTGGGAAGCTTTTAAAACAGGGTTTTCTCCTTTTTCTGACAGTTTCTTAGATAAACTAGCTGAATGGAAAGAAGAGTAAATTGTTACACTGACTATTGACAAAGTGAGTGGAATGTGTTAAAGTTCTTCTTTTAAGGAGACTTTAATGTTTGATAGAAATGAATGGAACGCTAAGCCTGAAAACGTAGCTAAACGAAAGAAGTATCGCCAAGAAAATGTAGACCAGCATAAAGCCTACACACGGAAGTATCGTTTCAACAATCCTGAACGAACACTCCACAAGACAGCTAAATACAGAGCTATCAAAAGAGGTTTGGAGTTTAGTATTGATATTTCAGATGTAGTTATTCCTGAGTTTTGCCCTATCTTGGGGATGCCTCTAGTAATAGCAGATGGTACAGGGAAGCCGGGAGGAAGAATGGATTCTCCGTCTCTTGACCGTATTGATAATACTAAAGGTTACGTAAAGGGGAATGTTCAGGTTATTAGTCATATGGCTAATTCGATGAAGTTTACAGCCAACAAAGAACAGCTTTTAGCTTTTGCTAATTGGATTTTAAAGGAGTATGAAACTTGAGAATTTTATGTATACCGGATACGCAAACCAAACCTGATACTCCACAAGACCATCTGACTTGGGCTGGTAAAGCTATTTGTGAGTACCGCCCTGATGTGGTAGTTCACTTAGGAGATCATTGGGACTTCCCTAGTCTCAGTAGTCACGACAAGGCTGGTAGCAAGTACTTTGAAGGTAAACGCTACCTAGCTGACGTAGAGGCTGGTAATAAGGGCATGGAAGTGCTCTTAAAGCCTCTCAAAGAGCTTCAGGAGACACAGAAGAAGGGTAAGCACAAGCCTTATAAGCCTCGTATGGTCTTCTTGAAGGGTAACCATGAGAATCGACTCACTAGGGCTGTTAACAACAATCCTATGCTTGAAGGTCTACTGACCTATGATGACTTAGACTTGAAAGATTGGGAAGTACATGAGTTCTTACATCCTGTGTTCATTAACGGTGTTGGCTTCAGCCACTTTTGGCCTGTGGGTGCAATGGGACGCCCTGCTGCTTCTCCCGCTGCTATTATTAGTAAGCTCCACATGTCTTGTGTTGCAGGGCATCAACAAGGAAAACAGGTAGCCTACGGTAAACGAGCTGATGGTAAACCTATTTGTGCTATTGTTGCTGGCAGTTATTATCTACATGATGAAGACTACATGGATCAGTTAAGTAACCGTCATTGGCGTGGTCTTCTCATCATGAACGAGGTAGATGATGGGCACTTTGATGAACTTTTCTTATCAATCGAATATCTACAACGAAAGTACTCATAAGATGAGACCAACAATTCGAGAAGTGGAAGAGTATATGGCTTCGCTGTCCATTCCTGAAGAAGTTAAAACTAAAGGACTCAAGTATGATTCAGGTAAATTAAATTGGAGTTTAATGCCCTTTGGGGCTTTACAAGAGGTAGTAAAAGTGCTAGAATTCGGGTCCAAAAAATACGCCCCGAACAACTGGCAGTATGTGGATAACGCTGATGAGCGATACTGGAATGCAGCAATGCGTCACCTAATCGCTTATAAGACTGAATCTGATACTGATAGTGAAACGGGGCTTTCGCATCTGGCACACGCTATTTGCTGTATGCTTTTCCTTCAACACCTTAACAATGAGAATAAATAATGACACCTGAAAAGACGTTTTACGTTTACACTCATAATGACCCTCGAAATAAGGCTATTATGTATGTAGGTATCGGACAGTACGACAGAGCTTGGAATACTCGACGAAACCAACGTAAAGACCGTCATGTTGTTTGGATTGAAGAGCTATACTCTTTAGGTTTCACGTTAGCAGATATTGTAAAAATTGAAGGTAACGGGTTAACTAAAGAGGAAGCTCGACAATGGGAGGAAGCTGTAATTTTGGGAAGAAAACCTGAGTTTAATGAGTTAGGCAATCCTGACCATTGGCAAAGAGGTAGGAAATATGACAGAGAAACAGCAGATTTTGCTAAAGCTCTGCATGACATGGGCTACGGTTATATTCGTATAACTCAACTCATGGGCGGTAACGATAATCAACACATGAAAATAAAAAGGATGATTCAGAATGGGAATTAAAATGACACCGTACATGACGTATATAGCAAAATCACGATACAGTCGTTACTTGGACGATAAAGGTCGTCGTGAGCACTGGAACGAGACAGTTTCTCGCTACTTTGACTTCATGCAAGGCCATCTAGTTAAGAATAACAACTATATCCTTTCACATGAGATGCGTACTCGTCTTGAGACAGCAGTGTTGAACCTCGACGTTATGCCATCTATGCGCTCAATTATGACTGCTGGTGATGCCTTAGAGCGTCAGAACGTAGCTGGTTATAACTGCTCATACCTGCTTATTGATGATCCTAAAGCCTTCGATGAGGCTATGTACATTCTCCTGTGTGGTACAGGTGTTGGTTTTAGTGTGGAGCAAAAATATGTCAACCGTCTTCCAGAAATCCCAGAGAAAATCTACGAAAGTAACACAACCATCTCGGTTAAGGACTCGAAGGAGGGATGGGCAAAGGCATTGCGTCAGCTTATCGCGCTACTCTACTCTGGTGAAGCACCTAAGTGGGACGTCTCCAATGTACGTCCTCAGGGCACCCGACTCAAGACTTTTGGAGGACGTGCGTCCGGACCAGGCCCTCTTGTTGAACTCTTTCAGTACACCACTAATAAGTTTAAAACAGCCCAAGGACGAAAACTCCATTCTATTGAGTGTCATGACTTACTTTGCAAGATTGGTGAAGTAGTGGTTGTCGGAGGTGTACGTCGCTCAGCAATGATCTCCTTGTCTGACTTGGGTGATGACCGTATGGCTCACGCTAAAGCAGGTAACTGGTGGGATGGCAATGGTCAACGAGCCTTGGCTAACAACTCAGCAGTGTATGACGTTAAGCCTGACGTAGGTCAGTTCATGCGTGAATGGAGCAACATCTATGAAAGCCACTCAGGTGAACGAGGTATCTTTAACCGCTATGCGTCAGAGATTCAAGCAGCTAAGAATGGTCGTCGTGTACTGGGTAAAGAGTGGGGTACTAATCCTTGCTCTGAGATTATTCTCCGTCCTTATCAGTTCTGCAACCTCAGCTCAGTTATTGTTCGTGCGGATGACACTTTGGAGTCTCTTAAAGAGAAAGTTGCTGTTGCAACGATCCTTGGAACTTTCCAATCGACGATGACTAACTTCCCGTACTTGCGTAAGGTGTGGCAGACTAACACTGAGGAAGAGCGTTTGTTGGGTGTCTCCATGACAGGTATCTTGGACAATGAGTTGCTGAACAACGCTTACGATAAGAAGCTACCTGAACGTCTTGAGGAGTTGAAGAATGTTGCTGTGGATACTAATAAGCACCTTGCTGCTGAACTTGGCATCAATGCTTCTGCTGCGATCACGTGTGTCAAGCCTGAGGGAACTGTTAGTCAACTCACTGGTACTGCTAGCGGCATTCATCCTCAACATAGTGCTTATTTCATTCGCCGTGTACGCTCTGATGCCAAAGATCCGCTTACTTCTTTCTTGAAGGACTCTGGATTCCCTTGGGAGCCTTGTGTCATGAAGCCTGAGTCAACTGTGATCTTTAGCTTTCCGATGAAGACACCATCAGGTGCTCGTCTACGTGAAGACTTGAATGCTATTGAACACTTGGACTTGTGGTTGACCTTCCAGCGTCACTGGTGTGAGCATAAGCCTTCAGTTACTATCTCAGTGAATGAGAATGAATGGCCTAAGGTGGGCGCTTGGACATGGGAGAACTTCGATGAGATCACTGGCGTATCATATCTTCCGATGGATGGTGGCACTTATCGTCAGGCTCCCTATGAGTCTATCGATTCGGAAACGTATGCTTCAATGTTTATGGAGATGCCTGATTCGATTGATTGGGAACAAATGAAGGAAGTGACTGATAACGTGGAAGGTGCTCAGACTCTTTCCTGCACTGCTGGTGGTTGCGAGATCTAATATGAAGACCATCGTATACACAAAAGACAACTGTCCAGCGTGTGTGCAACTGAAGACGAAGTTGACCTCGGAAGGGGTTGACTTTGTTGAGGTTCACCTAGGCAAGGATATGACCATCGAAGACTTCAAAGCGAAGTTCCCTACTGTTCGTTCAGTACCACACATGATCTACTCAAAGGATGAAACATGGTAAATTATGTTGAGCTAGATGTAAAAATCAAATTAGCTACGACTCGTGATACTAGATGCGCTGTTTTAGATACTCATGCTGTCTTAGATAAAGCCTTAGGAGAGCTTAGTTGCAGCAGGATGTTTCTTGTAGAGAGCGTCACAGTTTGGCATAATAACGAAAAGGTGGATAAACATGGTAATAGACTTTAACTGGTCAGGAGGTCTTGTACTAGGTATTATCCACACAGATGAGGCCATAGTAGAGACTGATGAAGATGAGTATGAGTTCTGTCAAGCTATCATCATCCACTTAGGATTCTTTAACATAGCGATCCTATTCTTCTAATAAGAAAGCCCACTCAAAAGGTGGGCTTCTTTGTATACTTAAAAGCTTATGTTGTAAACTTATTAAGCAAAAGGTCGAGTTCCTTGTTTGTCGATAATCAACTTGGACATCATAGGTACGTCACCTGCGTTGGTCGGTATAGCGATGTGTGTCCATCGGTCAAACTCACGGATGACTTGCTGGTATGCCAATCCACTACCGATGATGGCTCGGACCACTTCGTCAGGAGTCATTCCGGGAACTCGGATGTCAGCAGCACAGCCACGGCGATGATCGCTCTTGTTGCTTGAACCAACAGCGTTGTTTACACCTTCAGAGCGAAATCCACTGTTTACTATGATGGGTTTACCACCTAGCACTGTTTTAATCTCTTCCAAGAAAGCAGCCAAGCGCGGTAGGTTAGCCACGGCATTGACGTATACCTCTTTACCGTTAATGATACATTTTTCACGCTCAGTAGGCGTGTTGTCCAACTCACGGTGGTCGGTGTGAGTCAGTTCTTCAAATGTAAAGTTTTTACTCAAATTCATAGCTTATTCTCCTTCTTTAGCAGGTGCAGGTGAGCTTTTACGACCTGAGATAGCACCCATAGCACCAACACCCATGAAGGCAATAGCTTTGAGGATCTCAAGGAACACAGCGTCAATAGGAGCCAAGTCACCTGTCTGCTCTTCAAAGCCGATGAGCCACAGGACACCGAAGGCAATAATCATTACCATAGCTGTGATAGAACGAACGACAAAAGCCCATGTACGGATCTCAATCTCTTGTTCTGTTAGAGGTGGTTTATTAATCCACTGTTGAATTAGTTCTTTCATTTTTTACCTACTTTATCAGCTAGTTTTTCCATTGTCCTACCACCGAAGTAGAAAGACATCACGAGCATTCCCCATTGACCTAGAAGCTCCACGTAAGCACCTCTAGTCTCATATTCAAAGATAGAAGCGATAGCGAAGCCACTGTAGGCCACTAGGAGGAATATAAGCACCATAGGACGGATGTTCTTAGACAACCATGAGTCAGAGGCCATATCAGCCTTCATACGCTCCGTCAGGTTTGTTTGTTCAATCTCGTACTCTTTACAGTCAATCTCTTTGAGCTTAGCAGCCATCTCAGGATTGTCTTTTAGAGCTTGAGTAACTGCACTAGGTGAAGCCTCCACACCGAGCTTAGCAGCAATAGCATTCATAGCCATGCCCCCTAAAGGGCCACCAACGGCAGTAGCTAAAGCAGGTGCTGCATTTTTAAGCAGATTCATCAATTCATTCATGGTTTCTTACACGCCTCTACAGCGTCCTTTACGATAATATATAGATACAACTCAAAAGGTAAAATAATAAAGAACAGTAAGGTAAGCAACACTAGAAAGCTTACGTAGACTGTCTCGCTAGAAGAATCGCTGCTATTAGTCCCCATGTTTCCAGTACTACTATTGCCATTACGATTACCCATGCTATCCTCTGTCTAATCTTAGAGATAATCTTATGTTTCCTAAGAACTTCCTCTTTCCTGCGTTTTATTGTTAACAAGTGCGTTATTTCTTGTTTCTCTTGGACTATCCCAAACATTTCAATAACGTCTGTGTAAAGAGCACCTAGCTCAGGAGGACTCTGATAGATCATGACCTCTCTGATCTCCTTCTGAGCCTTCTCCATCTCCTTCTTAGCTATAACTAAGTCAAGGGAGACATCTAGTAACTCATCAGGCTCAATAAACTGAGTGTCTATACGTAGCTGTTGTGTCTCTATCTTCTTCTGAATGGCTATCATGGCCTTGAAGAATACCTTCAAGTTCTTGATTAGCTCATTCTTGATGATCTGTTCATCGTACTCTAGCGGTGGAGGAGCCTTTTTAGTAACAACCTCTTGCGGAGCTTCCTTCTTAATTGAAACATCTACAGCTACCTTCTTAGGTGGATCATTGAATAGACTCTGAATGAATCCCCATATACTTGTACTGGCCTCTGTTACCTCAGTCGCTATTCCCTTGACTTCATCGAAGGTAGCTTTAGCTTTAAGGACAGTACCTTTATATTCTTTATATAGCTCACATCCCTGCTGGATAGCCTCAACAGCCTTGAGAGCACCAGCAAGGATTAAGAGAGGCATATTTAGTCAGGACGGGCCATACCTGTCAACTCAACCCTAAATAAACCCATAGCTTCTTCTTTCTTGGCTGCACGAGTCTTAGGACCTTGAAGTTTACGTGACAAGTCAGGTCTAGACCCAAACTTAGCTTCCATCTGTTCAGCCAAATCTAACATACGTTCGCGGCTTGCTTTAGCTGCTTCTACCTCACGTAGTGTCTGAGCACGGTACGCAACTTGTTCAAACGCAGCTGCCTTTTCACGGGCTTTTGCAGCAGTTTCAGCAACCCACTGACGGTCCAGCATACGCTCAGCAACTTCTTTGTTAGAGAGTGTCTTGAAGCTAGGAGCTGCTTCAGCTAAATCAGCTTTAGTTTTATCCCAAGCAACCTTCTCAGCTGCTGTCAAATCAAACAACTTACCTTCTGCTACTTTCTTTGAAGCGCTTTCAAGAGACACTCCAAAGTTACGGAAAGTCTCAGGGGTAGCTCCTTTGACACCTTGACTAGCTTCTTTTAAACGGCCTGTTACAGGGTCTAGTTCAAGCACAACACCACCGCGAGTAGGTTTACGATCTGAAGCCTCAACAGCCGCTTGATTCATTTCCTGCTGCTTACCAATCTCACGAGACACTTGAGCACGACGAGCATCCTCTGCACGTAAGGCAGTCATAGTTGCTTCTGCGCTAGGAGCGGGTAAGTACACATCCATCGGCACGTTTGGAGCCTTAGGAGCTACAGGTGTCCCTTGCGGAATAGTGAAGTTTGGTTGGTATCCTTGAGCAGCTGGGGGCAGCACTTCAACAGGAGCTTCATAAGGGACCACCGAACGATTTTGAGGAATTGGAGGAGTCTCGACTATAGGACGCTCAACAGGAATACGCGTGTCACGCACTGTTAAACCAGCTTGATAAGCCGGATTAGTCATTCGACGAGCCGCAGCAGATTGAGCCAACTCTCCGACACCTGCACCCAAGATAGAGCCTACCGCAGCTCCTGCGTATCCTTCACCTAAAGCGTAGCCAGCTAAGCCACCTAAAGTACCTGCTAAACCTGTACGACCCAGAGAAGCTTGGTCAATACCTTGTTTAACAGCTTTAGTTGTGAAAGCATCAGGGAAGTTACCAGCGATCTTACCAAGGGACGCAATATCCCCTGTCATCATGTTATCCTTAGCTGTAATTTTAGCCAAACGTTTAACATCAATCATACCTGTATTAAAGTCCGTAGCGCCTTCGTATGCGTACACTTTAGCCATCTTTTGACGGGCGTCACGGAAACGGGTGAGCAACTTAGGATCACTTACGTTAGACTCAACCATGTTTTCAAGCGCGCTTGCCATTGCCAACTGAGCGTCAGCCTTATCTAGAGCTGCAACGTCTGAGTTTTTATTGTTGTAGGTACGACGAGCATCCTTACGAAGCGTTTGAATGTTTTTTAGTGCTTGAGCGCCGTTTAAACCTGAACTGACACTTTCAATAGCAAAGTCAATGTCGTTGTTTAATTTGGTTGCGAAGTTTTCCTTACCGATTAACGCAGCATCAGGACGCAAAGCTTCCAAGGCATCGATAGTTGCTTGATCTGCCGCCATTGTAGGCAAAGAACGAATATCATTGTAAGGTTTAGCCAGTTTTGAACGAGCATCACTAAAGGCACGAGAGCTGTTCAACTGAGTGTCTGGAGGTAAATCCATCTCATTTAAAGCTACCTTACGCACGTTATTCTTGTTAGCGGCTGCAATACGTTCTAGACCTACTTCTCCACCCATCGCAGTTGTCAGTTTTGCACCGGCGGTGTTTTGAATGTCTGTTGGTTTAAGTGCAATACCTAAGCGTTGAGCTTCCTGAGCTGCTTCAATCTGAGGACCACGGGCATAGTCTTCAGAAGACATACGCTGATTACGGGCTTTAATCTGAGCTTCAAAGGGGGCTTGAACACCTGCTTTAACCTTACCAGCTGCCTCTTGAACAATAGGAGCAGCAGCGTTAAAACCAGCTTTAGCGGCGGGAGCAGCAGCGATTGTGCCTAAGCCAATATAGTTTTCAACGTCAGCTTGAGGAACGCCTGTTTTTTCAGCAATCCACTTAGCACCTTTTTGGACATTTGCTCCAATAAAATCCATTAACTGACGACTTGCTTCACCTTGATATTCAGGTGTTTGTGTTATATCTGTACCTGTAATAACACTAGCTGCTTTACCAAAAGGCTTATCAACAGCTGAGACAATACGCTCAGTAGCTGCTTGTGCTTCTTCAGGAGAGCGTCCAATACGGGCTAGAGGATAAGCTACTTGCTGGGCAACAGCTGGAAGAATACCGCCCACCGTTACGTCAGCAAGAGAAGCTAAGCGACGACCAAAGCCACCTTGTGATGTAGTTGCTTTTGGCTGTAGTTGCTCTTGAGGGGTAGCTTCTTGAGGCATCATTGAAGCTGCCATCTGAGCTAATTGACGAGCATCGTCTACATTACCTGCCGCATCAGCAGCCTGTAAAGCTTGTAGTACTTGCTCGTAGGTTGGTTCTGCCATGTTTATCGTCCTTGAGGTTTAACCAAATACTTGTCGATCAAAGGATTGCCTGTAGCGCCCCCTGTAGTTGGAATCTGTGCAGCAGGTGAAGCTGGTTTAGGTGTTGTTCCTGTTGGGATCTCGACTGTTAACGGTACGTTTGTTTTAATACCTTCAACACGTTTATTATGCTTGCTGATAATATTCTTAGAAGCCTTGTCGTTAATATCCAAAATACGACGCATAGCTTTCTCATCAATAGATACATCACCTGCGGCAATCTGTGTAGCGTATTTACGGTCAGCATCAGACAAACCTGTACCCGCACCAAACTGTTTAATTAGTTTACCTACGTTAGAACCCATAGCAGCTGCGTATGCTTGTGTGTTAGCGGCAGCATCACCGTAACCAAAATCAACACCTGCTTGTTTCAACGCGCTGTTCAAACCAACAAAGAAGTTAGCACCGGTGCCTGTGATAGCGCCTGAAGACAGTAGCTGACGACCCACCTCGTTTGTCTCTAAGATAGACGCGGCATCTTCAGCGGCTGCTTTACTGTCCATTACTCCTTTGGCTTGAGCTGTCCCCAAACCTGAAGCAAAAGCTGTCTCTTGCTTATTGTCCACGTTTACGTTAGTAGCTCCTGCCTTTTTCTGTTGGATCAACCACTGATTAAAAGAACCTGTATAGCCGTCTTTTTGCGCTTGGACAAAGTTACGTTGATCTGTTGTCAACATAGCTGCGTTACCTTCACGCAGGTTCTTAGTAATTTGAGACTGTTTAAAAGCCAGTTCCTGCATCGCTTGAATACCCACGCCATCCCCCATTCGACTAAACTGAACAGCAGCTTCTTCGATAGACTTCATGTCTTGTGGTTTTACGTTTCTCAAGATCTGATTACGAGCTGAAACCATTTTAAGTTGAGGGTCTTCACCGCCCAAAGCACGGCCTAGTTGGCCACCAGCGAAGTACTGAGAAGCCACAGCACGTTGCATAGGGTCTTGAGCAGCAAACTGACGAGCTTGCTCCATTTGAGCTTGCTGCTGAGCTAGTTGGTATTGTTCAGGAGTCTGAAATAACCCCATAGTAGAATCTGTTGCCATCTTATTTCCTTTAAACTTACATCCAGTAATCAGACATCCACGAGGCATCACCTGAGCCTGAGAATGTAGAGGCAGGAATTACATCTGAACCTGTAGTCCAAGATGGTACAGAAGTATTACCAAAAAGTCCAGCAATACTTGAACCTAAAGCACCTTGCAACTGTGGGTTAGCAAGTAAGTTAGCTGTAGGATTGTACGCTGAAGCTTGGTACTGATATGGAGCAACTGCACGGGCAGCTGAGGATGCCTGACCACCCAACTCAGAACCTAAACCAAGAGCTTGTTGTCCAGCTTGTTCAACTGTACCGAGAGCACCAAAGCCAGCTTTAAAAGGCTCATAAGCACCAGCAGCCAAACCCTGACCAAACTTAATCTGGTTCTGAGCTGCTACATCAGCACCTGCTGCGATCTGAGCTTGTTGTTGAGCAAGAGAGTTGTAGTAAGCAGCCATCTCAGGGTTAGTAGCAGCCAAGCCACCAGCTGAGGTAGCTCCTGTAGCCAAACCTTGACGACCTGTCTGGAACAAGTTATTACGAATACCTGCTAAGGTCTGTTCTTGCTTAGGAGCCAACAAAGCAGACTGCTGTTCCATATAGCGTTGACGTACAGCCTCAGGAGACTCACCTAAGTACTGAGAAGCCAAGCCTTGCAGCTGACTACCTTGCATCAAGCCTTGACCTGTCATACCAGACAGCTGATTCTGATAGTCAGCAGCTTCTGGGGACAAATTGTACCCTGCACTCAACAAACGACCAGTCTTGGGATCTACTTGGAAATTAGAGCTACCGAAGCGGGTAGTAACACCGACAGGACGGAACTGGCCTGCTTGTGCTTGCTGTTGAGCTGCTTGCTGAGCTGATTGCCCAGCTTGTAGAGCACCGTAAGCACCTAATCCCGCACCAAGCAACTGTGCACCACCAGAACCTTCACCCATTTTTCCTTGGATAGCGCCACCAAGAGCAGCGCCTAAAGCAGGTTGACCAAATGCAGCACCAACACCTGTTCCGATAAGACCAGCATTATTAAAAATAGGCTGTTGAATTTGCTTATAGAGGTCAGCACCTCCACTTAATGTATCACTGACTACGTCTGTAATTCCGCTAAACCATCCCATAATAATCTTCCTTTATTTATTAGTATGCGCCGCCATCAACAGTAGCCGCAAAGGTTCCTGAGACAGTTAAGTTAACTACTGTAGTTGTTCCTGTCAAAGCAGGGCTATTCAAATCAGCTTTAGAGTTGACAGCGGATTCAATAGCATCAAACTCAGTGCCGAGCTCAGTACCTTTAACTAGCTTCGCAGGATTACCTGACGGTAGTGCATCTTTAGCAGCAAAGTCTGTTGCCTTGGTGTAGTTACTCATAATTAATTAATCCTTCCAGACTTACAATATACATCTAACTTTTGGACT